ATTATTTTGCAGAGGTGCTGCTACGACTTGGACAGTTTTACAACTATGCACATATAATTTGCGAGAACAATTCGCACGGTTTGTTAACATGCACAAGATTATATAAAGATTATAATTACTCAAATTTTTATACAGAAATAATTGTTGATAAATTAAGTGACAAAGAAACAATAAAGCTTGGTTTTACGACAACAGCAAAAAGTAAGCCACTTGCTATAAATGAACTGCGCGCATCTTTGCGATTAGACAGCATAGAGATTAATGACAAGTTAACGCTACGCGAAATGCTTACTTACATTGAAACAGAAACAGGTGGCATGGAAGCAGAAGCAGGATGTCATGACGACTGTGTTATGTCTTTAGCTTTTGTCAATTACGCACACCAACAAGGCTGGGAACCAGTCCCTATAAATGATGAATATTACAGTGAGGCAATATAATGGCTGAAACATTCAAGGCACTTACCGAAGATGAGCTATTGGCACTCGTTAGAGACGAGATTAAAGGTTCAATAGGTTATTCCGACGGCGATCTGAGTGAAGAGCGCCAGCAAATGCTTCGGTACTACCACGCAGAATTACCAGAGAGACAATCAAACGGCAACAGCTCTTATATTTCCCAAGATGTTTATGACAATGTTGAAGGCTTAAAAGCGCTACTATTAGAAACATTTTCAGCTGGAACAGACGTAGTTGAGTTTAGTCCACAAGGACCTGAAGATGTCGAAATGTCTAGAGTTTGCACTACTTACACAAACTACATAATACATCGACAAAATGATGGTTTTTCAGTTTTTAGAGATATTATTCATGATGGCTTAATGGCTAGAAATGGTGTTGCAAAAGTATATTGGGATCAAAATACGCAAACTATTGAAGAAGAATTTGAAGGGCTAACAACTGATGAAGTTGACATGCTCGTTGCACAAAACGATGTTGAAAATGTAATCAATTTAAATGAGAACGACACAGGATTATTGTCGGGTACGATTGTAAGATCTGCAAATAGTAGCCAAGTAAAATTAGATATTATTCCACCTGAAGAATTTATAATAAACCCTATGTCTGCAGCAATAGATGACGGTTTTGTTGCTCACAGAAGAAAGATGAAAAAAGCAGACTTAATAGCTATGGGTTTTGACCAAGAGTTAGTAGCAGCTATTAGTAGCGATGAAGATCCGCTTGGCGAAAATTTTGATGAAAAATACTATAGACACGAACAGACAGGACCACAAAAACTAACACCTGACGAACACCACAGACAAGAACAAATGCAAGAAGTTATTGTCTATGAGTCGTATGTTGAAGCTGACATGGATGGTGATGGCATACCACGTTTATTTAAAGTGCTGTCTGCTGGAAATACTCTTTTAGATACAGAACAGGTAGACAAAAGACCATTTTTAGTATTTACACCGATTCCAGTTTCACACGCATTTCATGGCGAAAATTTTGCAGATAAAATTGTTCCCACACAGAATGCAAGAACTGCATTAATGCGTTCGATTTTAGATCATGCGTCAGTTACTACTAATCCAAGATATCTAGTAGCAAAAGGCTCACTTACAAATCCCCGAGAATTGTTAGATAATAGACTTGGCGGTATTGTTAATGTAACAAGACCCGATGGTGTAACTCCACTACTTCAGAACCAATTGAACCCATTTGTGTTTCAATCAATGCGCCAACTAGAAGAAGACGCAGAAAATACAAGTGGCATATCTAAACTTTCACAAGGTTTAAATAAAGATGCAGTGAGCAAGCAAAACTCTGCTGCAATGGTTGAAAATTTAGTAAGCCTGTCTCAACAACGATCTAAAATTATAGCAAGAAATTTTGCAAACAATTTTCTTAAACCTTTATTTTTAGAAGTGTACAGACTTGCAATTGAGAACGAATCTTCTGAAAAAATTGTTGCTGTCGCAGGAAACTACGTTGAAATAAATCCAAAAGATTGGGCAGAAAGACGAGATGTAGAAGTTGCTTTCAAATTAGGTTATGGAGACCAAGAGAGAGAAGCACAAAAGTATCAAACACTACACGCAATGCTTTCTCAAGACCCAGGCATACAACAATTTTATACGGCACAAAATAAGTACGCAATGCTAAGAAACGCATTGTTAAATCTTGGTATAAAAGATGTGGACACATACTTAACACCACCAGATCAAGTACAGCCACCACCACCAGATCCAATGCAACAAATGCAACAACAAATTGCAATGAAGCAAATAGAACTTGAAGAACGCAAAGTGGCGTTACAAGAACAAGAATCACAATACAGAGCACAAATAGATGCTGAAAGATTGAAGCTAGATAAAGCTAAGTCTGAGGTTGATGTTGCTTCTAAGTATAGTGAAGAAGAACGCAAGGACTTCGACTCTGAAACTAGAGCAGATATTGCTTACAAAGAGCTTGACCTTGCTAAAGCAACACCTGCTAAAGATCGCACAGCAGTTGTTAGCCCAAATTCATAAACTTTTAAGGAGAGCTAAATGGAAGAACAAGAAATCATAGAGCAGGGAACTCAGGCTGAGACGCTGCTTTCGAACGATGCATTCACAAAAACGGTCAGAGGTTTATTAGACCAACATGTGAGTGTGTTCTTTTCAACTGAACCGCTACAAGTCGATGAGAGAAATGTCTCTTACTACTCAGCGCGGGCGTTAAACGATGTAATCAACACTTTAAATCAACAAGTGATGATGAAAGAACAAATCTTAAAATCGAAGGAGTAATATATGTCCGAGACTACTCAAAGCGTCTCTGAGAACCCACAAAGTCCAACAGTGGACGCAGCAATTGATGCCTTTCTAAACAGATGGGAGGACTCTCCGAAAAAGGAGACATCCGAAAATACTAGTGATGAAGGCGCAGCAGAAACTACCGAAGTAAGCGAAGAATATGAAGAGGTAGTTGAAGCTGATGAAGGCCAAGACGAAATTGTCGAAAGTGAAGAAATAGACCTTGAAGAACAAGTCGAAGAAACTGAAGAAGTAGAATATGTCGATGTCGTAGATGACGACTTTTTAACTACTATTAAAGTTGGCGAAGACGAACTTGAAGTATCTGTAAAAGACTTAAAACGATTGTATGGCCAAGAAAAAGCGCTTACTCAAAAATCACAACAAGTTGCAGAACAACGCAAAGCTCTTGAGGCTGAACAACAAAAGAACGCAGTAATACTGCAGACTTTAATTGGTAAAGCTGAAGAAAAGTTAAAACCTTACGCTGAAATAGACATGCTGCTTGCATCCAAACAAATGGAAGCAGACGAGTTTGCTCAGCTTAGAAAAGAAGCGCAAGCTGCTTACGAGGATTATACTTTCTTAAATCAAGAGGCAGATGAATACTTGAAACTTATGCAGTCAGCTCAAAAAGAGCAAACAAAAGAAAAAGCTGCATTAGCTATTGAAACACTTGCTAAGGAAATACCTGATTGGTCAGAAAAACTTTATGATGATATACGCCAGTATGGAGTCAGCCAAGGTTTGACACAAAATGATGTCGACCAGTTAGTAGATCCAAATGCTATTAAAATAATGCTTAAAGCAATGCGCTTTGATCAAGGAAAAAAAGTAGCAGTTAAAAAGAAAACTTTAGCACCGAGACGAGTATTAAAATCTGGGGCAACCAAACCTGTAAACGGCAAACAACGTGTGACAAAGCAAGCCATGGAAAACTTAGCTAAGTCAGGAAGCACAGATGCCGCGAAAGACGCCTTCCTTGCAAAATGGACTGCTAATTAAAACATCCAACTATAAGGAAAAATCAAATGGCTACGTATACTACGTATAACCAGATTGGCATCAAAGAAGATATTTCCGATATAATTTCGAATATCACGCCAACTTCTACACCTTTCCTTTCCTCAATAGGAAAAGAAAGTGTGAGCAACACACTATATCAGTGGCAAGAAGATAGCCTTGCAGCAACTGCAGAAAATGCAGAAATTGAAGGTTTTACTGCCTCTGATCTGACTTTGACACCTACAGTAATGCGCGGAAATTATACGCAAATTCAGTCAAAGACAATTAAAATATCAGCTACTGCTGATGCAATTGACGCTTATGGCCGAGCACAAGAAACGGCTTACCAGTTGAGTAAAAAAGCTGCCGAATTTAAGCGCGATATAGAATTCAATCTTGTTGGTGACAGAACATCTAACGGAAACAATGCTTCCGCTGGTACAAGTTCAGCAGCACGTTTGACTGCTAATATTCACGGCTATGACTCTAATGGCTCTAATGCTGCAAACAATGTTATTAATGCTGCTGTTATAGAAGACGGCGGAACTAGTTCATCTGCTGCAGCACTTACTGAACTAGACATCCTTAACCTTGGCGACAAGCTATATGATGAGGGTGCAGAAGCACAGATCTTGATGATTAAACCTGCAGATTCGACAGTTATTGCAGGATTTACTCGAAGTGCTGTTGGTTCTGGCAACGCTCGTCAAGAGCACTTTGTAAATGGTGGTCGCACACTGATGAACGTCGTTGACGTTTATATTTCACCTTATGGTGAGCAGCGTGTCGTTATGAACCGTCATCTAAAGACTTCAGTTGCATTCCTATATGATCCAGCAAACTGGAAAATATGTGAACTGCGCCCAATGACTCGCGAGCTACTTGCGAAGACTGGTGATGCAGATATGCACATGATGGTTACTGAATATGGCTTGAAGCACACAAACTATAAAGCTTCAGGACTAATTCGCTACTTATCATAGTTTTGAATTTGTGGGTGCTCTTCGATTTTGCTCTCCTTACGGGGAGCATCCACATTACTTAAGGAGAAAATATGAAAATATTAGACAATCAAGTTGGTGTCAAACAAGACGCTGATGGCTTGTACAGAACATTATCGCAAGAAATACCAGACTCATATATTAGTGCACTTAAAAACCAAAAAGATGCAGGTGGATATACAGACACAGGCGAGATGCTAAAGATGGCTTCTATACCAGTAGTAGTAGCAGAACAAATGCTGAAAGAAGGTGTAGATGTATATAAAGCACCAATTAGGGACATTGTAAAATGGCTTAAAAATAATGATATGGGACATTTCTTAACTACCGACAAGAGAATTTAAAAGGTAAAAGTTATGAACTACGGCAACATAAAATCTCATTTTAACGAGCTACTAAATCGTAGTGATATAACAACAAGTTTAACAACACGATTTATAGATCAAGGCATTGCTCGTGTTCAAAGACAACTGAGAACACCTGCAAACGAAAAACTTAAAACCCATAATATTTCTACAACAACTGCAAGTATATCTCTGCCAAGTGATTTTATTGAAATAATAAGCGTTTACTATGACCAGCATGAATTAAATCGTGTGCCAATGTCAAAGTTTCGCCAATTAAACAAAAACAACCACATTGGTAGCCCAACATCTTTTACTCGCCAGCAAGAAAAATTACTGCTTCATCCACAACCAGCAACAGGCTCACTTGTATTATACTACTATGGTGAATTTGATGCGATGTCACAGGATAGTGACGAAAACACGTTAGCATCAATAGGCAGCGATTTGATAATATATGCTGCTTTAACATACGCAGCAGATTTTTATTTGGACGACAGAGGCCAAAATTTTGAAGCAAAATATCAAGCGTTTTTAAAAGAGATTCAAGAACAAGCAAATGATCAAGAGCTCAATGGTGGCATCAACGCTGTTCAACCTAATTTCACTTATGAGGATTAAAAACTATGGCAGGAACAACTAGTTTTTTTAAAAACAGCGGAACAAGCAGCACAGCAGAAAATTCAGTTTTAACTAATACTAATGCTGCAGCATCAAGCGCAAGTAGTGCAGCTTCAAGTGCAACAGCAGCAGCAAGTTCAGCTTCAGCAGCAGCAGCTTCTGAAACATCAATAAACTCAGGGTTAACAACTTTTACAGTAGACGCAGGAACATTTAGCTAAAGAGGAATAAATGGCAAATACAATCAAGATTAAACGGAATGTCACAAACAATGATGCTCCTACTACCTCCGATATTGCTAAAGGGGAAATCGGATTTACTGAAGGCAATCAAAAGCTTTACTATCGAGACAACAGCGATAACATTAGAGTAATCGGTGGAGAGGGTGCTTTTCTAAGAAGTGACACTACAGATACTATGTCAGGCAGTCTTACAGTTACTGGCGACTTAACAGTGAACGGCTCGACCACTACAGTCAATTCCTCGACACTTACTGTCGATGACCCTATAGTTAGGTACGCTGATAACAATGCAGCAGATTCAGTCGATATCGGTTTCTATGGAAAGTATGTCGATGACGGCACGACTAAATACTCAGGTATGGTTCGAGACGCATCTGACAGTGGTAAGTTTATACTCTTTGGTGGTAACCAAGCAGAACCGACTACGACTGTTAATACATCAGGTACTGGACACGCTACAGCCACACTTAAAGCCAACATAGAAGGTAACTTAGCAGGTAGCCCAACGATAACAGCAGCTACAGTAGCTTCTAGCCTAGACATGAATGGGCAAGAGTTGATACTTGATGCAGATGCTGACACTAGCATTACTGCTAGTACAGACGACCAAATCGACTTTAAGGTCGGTGGTAATGATGAGTTAAAACTAAATACCTCTACTCTTTTCCCTGCGTCTAATAACGGCTTGAACCTTGGTGGTTCATCATTCCGATATGCGTTTATATATGGTGGGACAGGCAACTTCACTAGCACTACTGTAAGCAGCCAAATGACCTCAACAGTTGCCACTGGCACTTCGCCAATGGTTGTTGCTTCGACTACTAAAGTTGCTAATCTTAATGCTGATAAATTGGACGACCAAGAAGGTTCTTACTACCTCGACTACGGAAACTTCACTAACACTCCTACCATTCCAAGTAACACCAACCAATTAACAAATGGCGCAGCTTTCATCACTGCCTCTAGTACAGACACGCTCACTAACAAAACAATTGATGGTGGCACGTTCTAATGCAGTTAGATGAAAGGAGTAGCTTCCATGAAGTAATGACACAAGTTCAAGACCAACATATTGGTGAACTTATGGGTCGTCTTACAGAAGCAGAGACAAAGTTGAGCATGGCAGTTTTGCACAATCAAAAGCTTTTAGAGAAGCTTAAAGATTATGAAGACACCAAAGAAAAAGCAAACGAAATTAAGCAGTTGTATGATGCCCTCTACACAAATGTTGAAGGGCTAAAAGCTAGTCTCAAAGAGGCTAGGGCAGGTCGTCAGGCTGCTCAAGAGCAACTATCTGGATGCTGCGGTAAACCCAAAAAACCAACTAAGAAGCAGGTGAAATCAGATGTCAAACACGATACAACTGAAGCGAAGTAGTACAGCCTCAGACACACCGACTGCCTCAGATTTAGCGGTTGGTGAACTAGCGGTTAACACAGCAGATGCAAAGCTGTTTACCAAACATACAGATAACTCCATCAAAGAAATGTCAGGCATACCCAGTGACGGCATTCTTAATCTAACAAACTCAGGCTCACAATCAGAAGTTCGACTATACTGCGAAAGTTCAAACGCTCACTATGCAGCTTTAAAAGCACCTGCTCACGCAGATTTTAGTGGTGACGTTACACTAACATTACCTAACACTACTGGCACGTTGATAAACAGTGTTGGTAATACCAGTATGCAATTTCTGGGTCAAAGTAATGCACATAAAATACAGTTTTGGAATAGCACAAACAATTACACAATGGGTATGACTAGTGGGTATAGTTTCGGTTCTTTAGGCGGTGCAAGTTCAGAATACGCTATAGTAACTACTATGAGCAATAGTGATACTAGAGGTTTTCTTTGGAGAGATACCGCTCATACTGGTGGACAAGGTGCAATGTCTCTTACAACAACAGGCAAGATGACAGTCGCTGATAGTATTAGAGTGGGATATGGCGAATCTGATTCAGTTGTTAGTGGCACAACACACGACCTAGAAGTTAATGGCTCATTCTCAGCAGCAGGTCTTGCTTACCCTTCATCAGATGGAAGTGCAGACCAAGTTATAAAAACAGATGGTTCTGGAAACTTATCATTTGCAACAGTTTCTGGTGGTAGTTCATCAGGTAATGGGTTCTTTTCAATAGAAGGCGAGAGAAGTGGCTCAGTTACTACAAACCAAATCTTTGCAATTGGTAATGGTGCACAACCTACAAACGGACAAAGAATACCTATAGGTTGTACTTTAAAATACATAACAGTCGCTACCGAAGAAGCATCAACTTTAGAAGTAGAAGTGTATGTTGATGGTAGTGCAAGTGGTCACAAAGTTTCTTGTTCGTCTGCTGTTTCTGCTCAAAGTTCTGAACTTAACGTAAGCATAAGCGCAGGCTCTATGATTACATTGAAATGTACGTCTGGAAGCAGTGCAAAAACAACAGTTGCTGCTGCTTATTTCAGTGTTGGAATAACTAATACAAATGCTGACACAGTAGACAGTAAACACATATCAGTAGTCTCAAGCCTACCTTCCTCACCAGATTCAAACACAATCTATTTCGTAACGAGTTAACGATGAAAACATGGAAATTTAATCCCTTCTTTGAATTTGTAGATAATCCAGAAAACCGTACGTCAGTCATCGTGTCTTTCAAAGGAACTACTGTAGATTCTGAAGGCACAGAAACACCAATTGAAGAGCAAATAACAATTGAGACGGACACTACTGGTGTACCATTCCAAGTAACTTATGAAACACTAATGCAAACATTTGCGGAGTGGAAAACTCGCAAACTAGGAGACGCATAATGCCAGTTGTATGGATTGACCCTTTCATTGGTGGCTCATCAACTTCTACAGATTGGGGTGCAGGCACTACCAGTAACACAACCAGAGATGGTAGTTACGCATCACCTTTCAAGTTTGAAGATTGGAGAAGCAATACTAATTCGACTTCAAATGCTGTGAATGGACAAACAATAGCAGCAGATACAGAAATCAGAATCAAAGGTAAAACTATAGCTGATATGTTTATAGATGTTGGCGATATATATTTTACTGGAAACACTAGTAGCCCTAAATTATTAGCAACAGATACTTCAGTAGGTTCGACACAACATACATTTGCAAGTGATTCAGCTAATTATAATCTGGCAAGCTACTATTGTATTATTAGTGGAACGAGGGCAGATGTCATAAATGCAACACCCACAGGGTTTGCGCCAATGCTACAATGGTATAGATACACAAATAACTGGGATGCAATACTGAGTTACGGTATTAGAATTGACAATAATTCACATGAACCATTGGCAAGCGTATTACATAATGCCGTCAGTAGTTTAGATGCATCCCAGAGAACCTATGGTTATTTAAAGGCACTGAAAGTAAGCGTGGAAACCGCTATTACACAAACTTTAGCAAACGGAGATGGCAACTATTGGTTCAACCAAAATAACCTTATAAAGATAAGCGCAGGTTGGACAAGTGAGACTGAACAAAACGGCTACTCTTACATAAGAATTTCTCAGTCAGATAGCTATGAATACCAAAGATTTCGTGGGAACAACGTGGTTTGGGATTGTGCGCGATTAGGCATGATATCTACGTCATCAAGAATGCGTTGGTATATTTATTTGAATAAAAGTAGCGCACATCATAAGTTTGGATACGTTAATTTCAATGGAACTAGTGTTGATTGTTATGTTTATCAAAATGGTGCTTCTACGGCTGAATTTGGTACAATTACTAATAAAGTAAGAATAAGCACTAATGGAACTGCCAATACATTAAAACTGCATAATCTATGGGTTGCACGATTATATTTAGAAGGAAGTGGTTCTGCTGCCCACAAAGTACAAATAGGAAATGTCTACTACAACTACACAGAGCTTTCTGATAACCAAAAAGGGTTAATACACAGAACATCTTCTAATGGCTACGCAACAGTAGAGTTTCTATCTAATTCTGCATACCTAGCCGCGCATCACTCAGGCGTTTCAACTAACAGCTATATAACAGTACCACCTGCTGATTTACGAGCGTTGACTGCTAATAACGCAGGCACTACTCCACCCACCTATATTTATGGAACAGGATTGCGTGCAGGAGGAAATGCAAGTGGCACATGGCTCGATGATGTTACTTTAGACGTTGCACCTAACTGCGGTGGGGTTATTTCAGCTGATGCCGCAGGCATATATTCGCAGAATGCTGATTACTATAGCTCTGATTGGTGGACATCAACAGGCTTAGATTTGGCTTTTCTCAATACTAATAAGATGTTTAAGCACGTTGTGCCTTGTGGCAAATTACAACTTAATGGCAGTGACTATAGGACTAATGACACTACAATTACTTCTTTACAAAACTATAGTTTTTCATCTGTCGCAACTAATTATCAACCCATGATTTTTGGATTTGAGACTAACGACTACGACCAAAAACCTATTGCGTTTATGACCCCAGATGGTTCGACTGGTAAATGTGCCATCGCATTTAACGAAACCGTTAGTAGCACGGAATATCTTGTGCTAAAAACTGGTGGTGGTACAGGCTCATACATTTACCCTGTTGAAGTTCCTGTTCCAAGTCATACAGCAGGCACTAATAACATAAGACTAAAAATAAGATGTTATCATCATACTGGTGCAACTAGTGCGTCAATTCGTATGTATGCATTCTATAGGAAAGACGATGTTTCTGGTGATTACGCATATGTTCAAGGTGATGCTCTCGACTTAGTAAGTCTAAATTCTGATTCCTCAAGTCCACGAACATCCTATCTAAATATTCCTCTCTCAGCTTCTGGCGTAAGAGAGATAAACAGTATCATGTGCTACTTAAAGTTTTCTTGCACTACCGCAAGTCATAACAACAGAGTGTACGTTGAATATGTGACTGCGGAGACTTACTAATGGCTTTCAAAGTATCTCCCTTTAGTTACTTTGGTAGCCTCAAAGTTTCACCTTTCACAAATTTCCCAAGTACAGCAAATGTGACAACTGGTGGCGGTGGGTCAGGTAATCAAACGCCACCTTCATCTAGTTTAACTAACATAAGCATCGGCTCAACAACTCCATCAGCAATTTATGTCGGCAGCACGGCAGTGTCTGAAGTGTATGTCGGTAGCACCAAAGTCTGGGGATAAAAAATGGACACACAAGGCCAATTAGAAGCACATGAAAGAGAATGTGCCGTACGATACGAATACGTTCAAAATAAACTTGACGGTTTAGAAAAACGTATGTGGAGACTTGAAGGTTTAATTATGGTCTCAACAATCACAGTAGTAGGAGCAGCAATCGCAGTAGTAACCTTAGTTATATAGGAGTAAAGTATGATCGATCCGATCACTGCTTTTTCTGCTATTACTGCAGCTCACGCCACACTAAAAAAATGTGTAGAAATGGGCAGAGATTTAAGCTCTGCGCAAGCTGCTGTAATGAAGTACGCTAACGCAGAAGCAGAATTACAAGTAGGCGCCACAAGAGCTAAAAAGAAACGATTTGGCGGTTTGATGGATAATGCCATTGAAGAGCACTTTAAAGAAGAAGACCAAAAACGCATGAGAGATGAGCTGCGAAGCATGTTTCTTTTATATGGTGCGCCAGGTCAATGGGAACGATTACAAAAAACAATTGCCCATGCCCGAGCAGAAAAGAAAAAAGAATTAGAAGCAGCGTTAAAAAAACGAGATAAAATTAGAGCTATTGCAACGATTGTCGCAGTGTCGTCTATCGGCGTAGTTCTTATCTATGTTTGGATTAAATTTTTACAAGGACTGTAATGTTAAACGTAATAGGAAAAATATTAGGTTCAGGCGATGTAGTGTCAAAAGGCATGCAGCTAATTGACGACATGCACACATCAACTGAAGAAGAAATACAAGCAAAGGCAAAAGCTAAAACGGATTTATTAGCTGCCTATGCTCCTTTCAAAATTGCTCAACGCTATTTGGCTTTAATGTTTGGTTTGACGTTTTTGATAAGTTACGTGCTTGTTTTAGCAATGACAGTTTTAGAGCGTGGAAATCCTAGTGATGTCACTCAAGTTATGGACCAATTTAGTATTAATTACGCGATGCTAATAATACTTGGTTTTTACTTCGGTGGAGGTGCTGTTGAAGGATTTTTAGAAAGAAAAAGTAAAAAATGAATAACAAATTAATTGATCAAATAATTAGACACGAAGGTCTGGAGTTAAAACCTTATAAATGCACATCGAACAAGTTAACAATTGGAATCGGAAGAAATTTGCAAGATGTGGGTATTACGGAAGACGAGGCAAAATACCTTCTAATGAACGATCTTGCGCGAGTAGACGCACAAATGGAAAAGCTGATGCCATGGTCGCAAAGCTTAAACCCTGCAAGATACGATGCACTGATGAATTTTGTTTTCAATGTGGGAATAGGGACAGCTCTCAAATTCGAAAACGCAATGGCAGCGCTAAAGGAATCAGATTTCGACACAGCGGCAGCAGAGTTGCTAGACAGCCGTTGGTCCACCCAAGTTGGCTCGCGCGCACAAGAGCTTGCCACACAAATTAAAACTGGAAAATATCAGGAGTAGTTATGCCAGGTCATTATCACAAAGGCAGCAAAAAAACCAAAAAAATGCCTAAAAAGAAAAAATAAGTTTCAGACGCAATTTTTGTAACTAAATGCACTGGTCCAATCATGGACCGGTGTTTTTTGTAATAAAGGAGAAAATAAATGAAACTTAGTGAACTGCTTGACAAAGCAGGCATGAAAATTTGGGAGCATAAAGCAGGGTGTAAAACATTTCACTCTCAAGCTCGTAGAATTATCAATATATTAGATAATCCAGATATTAAAGACATCGACACAGCAATGGTTGATTATTTAATTGAAAGATTATCTGAATTAAAATCGCATCGCGGCAAGCCACTTGCAGCACAGACATTAAATCATAATGTGAGTGTACTGAGCACGCTACTTAAGCATGCAAAGCAACGTGATTTAATTGACAAACTTCCTTACTTTTCACATCGACGACCAGCACCACACCGTGTTCGTTGGCTTTCTCCTGACGAAGAGGACAAAGTATTCGAGGCTATAAACAAGTGTGAATACTTGATAGCAAGAAAACATAGAGAAGAAATGCTAGCTATCACAGCCATACTTATAGACACAGGTATGAGGCGTGGAGAGCTATTAGATCTCACTCAAGATAATATTGATGGAGATTGGGTCAGGTTGTGGAAAACTAAAACAGGCAAAGCTAGGTCTGTTCCACTTACTCCACGAGCTAGAGACTTAGTAAATAAATATGTCCCATTTAAAATAAGAAAACACCAAGTTCACAGATTTTGGGCTAAGGTAAGAGATGACATGGGATTAGCACATGATGAACAATTTGTTCTTCACACGCTGCGCCACACGACGGCAACTCGTTTACTAAGAAAAACAAAAAATATTGCTATGGTGCAGAGATTATTAGGTCACTCAAACATAACCACAACGCTGCGTTATGCTCATATTGATGACCAAGACCTGCTAGAAGCAGTCAATACTTAATGACAAAAAGACGCCATAAATGGCGCGCTCGAGAAGATTCGAACTCCTGACCCCTAGATTCGTAGTCTAGTGCTCTATCCAGCTGCAAATCTACAGCTTTGCGTGGCGTCTTTTTATTGGTCATTAAATAATCACAAACAACATATTGCCAAATGTCAGAATTTCGTACTTTACAAGATCATGGTGTAACAACATAAAAAGCTATGGCTTTTAATAACGACGACATTTTAGATATAGACGGGATCACACATCCACTACTGGATGGAAAATTGGATGATGCATGGGACGCATATTGTCAAACCTTAGCTGCAAAACAGATTGAAGGTTTTGATATAAAACAGACATCGTACGTAAACATAATAATGTTTTTTATGTCTAGTAATCAAAAGATGAATATATTTCGTCTATTGTATTTACTACATTCGTACGACGCTACTTACAGTAGACCCCAAATAGCAAAAAGATTAAGCTTAAGTCGTCAGTTTGTGTATGACACAATTGGAGATTGCGAAGATGCAGGCTGGGTATTTATAGAAAATCGCAAGGTTATCGTTGGGATTGAGGTAGTTAATGCATGGAGACATTTTGCATTAAAATGGTTTAATATTAATGAAACTTTTAACCTTGCTCAAGCAGATATGCGTGTAAGAACATCATTATTGGCTGTCAAGACTGACGACAATATTCGTAATAAAATATGATTTGATCCAACATTTTTCGAGATTCATAGTGCCTAATCGGCACTTTTTTTTTACTCAAATTCAAGATGCCGCACTAAAGCAGATTGAGTACAGGAGGCTTAATGAATTCTTTGAATGAATTTAATATGCTCCAAGAGGGCGTAGAAAGATTTAATCAACAGGAAGAAAATTTAACAAAGACAGGCATACTGGGAACAGTAGATACAAAGCTTGTAAAAGGTGCACTTCCACTTGTAGTAGAAGCATTAACATCAGAACTAGAACAGACTAAATTAATCACAAGTAGGCCGTTCTGGTATCAAGCATTAAATAACCTCAATAAACACACTATTGCTTATATTGGTTTAAATTACGCATTTATTGGCGTCGGCCAATGTACTGATTTGACGAATATATGCAACAACATAGGTAAACAAATTTGTGTCGAATTATGGGCACAAAATTTTGAAGAAACTAATCCAAAGCTATTTAAAAGACTTTTTGAAATGGCTAGAAAAAACCACAACTCACCAAAACACAGACTTAAAGCAATGTCAGCAGTAGCTAGCCGTGAAGGTCATTCTGTAGAAAGATGGACAACAGAGCAGTTAGTAAATGTCGGCGGTGCTGTATTGAATTGTGTGATGGTAGGTAGTGAACTTTTTGAAGTTTACGACAGACCAAGAAAAAAGTTCTTTGTTAAAAACTTAGGATTATCAGAAATTGGAAGCAAACTAGTAGAAGAGCTTACAGGCGAAATAAGCTGGATGTCTCCTATTTTCAAACCAATGTTGGAAAAGCCAGTGCCATGGACTGCCTTCAATTCTGGTTGTTACCACAACAAGCAATTAGCGAGTTTGGTGCCACTAGTTCGAAGAGTAAACAAGAAGCAAAAAGAATTAATTAATTCTGCTTTTAAGTCAAACTCTATGCAGCGCATTTGCAAAGCACTTAATGCAATACAAGCAACACCGTTTGCTATTAACACAACAGTTTTAGCAGAGGTAAAAGCAGCTTGGCAAAATGATTTTGTTATAAGCAAATTTCCCAAAAAAGTTAAATTGAAGGTGCCTAAAAATACTGACAATTGGGAAGAGCTAGACACAAATCAAAGAAAGCATATTAAAAAGACGAAAGAAAAAATTATTCTTCGTAATAGAGCTTTTGATGCTGATTTAGTCAACATGACAACTGACTTAAATATTGCAGATGAACTTGCAAAACATGAGAAGTTTTACTTGCCTCACAACTTAGATTTTAGAGGAAGAGTTTATCCAATACCCACATTCAACCACCAAAGAAGTGATCATATTCGTGCACTATTTCAGTTTGCAAATGGCAAACGATTAGGAAGCGATGGTGCTTATTGGTTATGTATTCATGTCGCAAATACTGGTGACTTTGATAAAGTAAGCAAAAAATCTTTGGATGACAGAATAAAATGGGTCAATGATAACCAAAGACTTCTTTATTTAATTGGTCGCAAACCAGGCTTAACTCGCAAGTATTGGCATAAAGCTGACAAACCATTTTCATTTCTTGCAGCTTGTAATGCCTTTGCTGGATATGCAGAAGAGGGCGAAGATTACATTTGTTTTATACCACCTGCAATGGATGGTGCTAATTCAGGTGTACAACATTATAGTGCTGCTTTAAGAGACGAAAAAGGTGGTGCTACTGTTAATCTTGTTCCAGCAAGTAAGCCAGCGGATGTCTACCAAATAGTTGCCGACAAAGTTAATGAAGAACTGCAACACGATACTGATGACTTAGCAATGCTATGGAAAAAGTATGGTGTTACTAGAAAGACAGTAAAACGCAATGTGATGACATTTGCTTATTCAAGTGAAAAATATGGATTTAGACAACAGCTCATGGAAGATTTGATGAAGCCGTTAGAAGATGAAGTATTAGAAGGAATAAGAGACAGCCATCCATTAGGCGAAGATAATGGTTCAAAAGCTGCAACGTACTTAGCAAATAAAGTATGGGTTGCTGTTAACGACACTGTTACCAAAGCTGCGGAAGGCATGCGTTTTATTCAAAAATGTGCACAACTATGTGCTCATGAAGCAAAACCTTTAATATGGACATCACCAATAGGTTTGCCAGTTGTGCATGCCTATGAAGATTTTCATATAAATAGAGTTAGAATATTTCTTTACGACAAGGCAATTAGCCCTAGTGAAGCAAGTAAAAACAGCAGAATAACAAAAAATAATGATGTGTATAACTGCATCATGCTGAATTTGAGGTCTAGACCTAAAGGAACTCTAGACAAAATGAAGCAACGCAACGCTGCTGCACCTAATTTTATACACAGTTTAGACGCAAGTCATTTAATGTTCAGTGTATTAGCCGGATTAGAAGAAGGCATAACAGATTACATGTTAATTCATGACAGCTTTGCCACTCACGCATGTGAGACAAAAAAGTTTGGTTATTTAATACGAGAACAATTTGTTGCCATGTACACAATATTCGATGTTGTACAAAGATTATATAATGCAACGTACTCTACATTGTCGGACAAAAAAAGAATTGACCTAGTAGAGCTGCCTGAAAAAGGCAAATTTAACTTACAAGACATAATCTCAAGCGACTACGCATTCGCTTAAATTAGGAGATTTATCATGTCGTATGACGATAGACGTGAAGGGCTTATTGCATCTGCAGTAACCCACATTCACAACGATATTGCTATACCAATTGATTTACTTGAAGCGCTTGACGAAGCAGGTGTCAATATCAATTGGCTATTCAAAGAAGCAGCATCAATTTTAGAAAATTCTTATTATGAAGAATAGGAGAACAAATGAGCAAATTTAGATTTGTTACACCCAAAGGCACAGCACTTTGGCCTTGGCTTGCAGTGCCAGATACACGATTTGATACTGAAGGCAAATTTAAAACTGACTTGCTAGTAGCAAAGGCAGAAGCTGAAGATTTAATGACCAAAGCGAAAGAACTTTTCGTGGAGGAATTTGGTGAAAAAAGTTTGAAAAAGGCTAAATGGCCTTTTGAGATCGAAGAAGAAAGTGGTGCAGTCCGCTTTCGCGCTAAGTCTAGCAAAAAGCCAGTATTATACGATGGAGCAGGAACAGTCATTCCAGAAGATTTAAATGTAGGCAATGGCTCTGTTTTAAAACTATCAGGCATCATGTCTACTTACAACGCAGGAGGTAACACTGGTGTTACTATGTACCTCAATGCCGTACAAATCATCGATCTCGTTGAATTTGGGGGCAACAACTTTGAAGCAGAAGATGGTGGTTACGTTCACACCTCATCAGGAAAAGAAACTAATGCCGAGAGCAACAGCTTCGACTTTTAAACATATTAAGTTTGAAAATGGTTACCGCAGTGGATTAGAAGCTGCGGTAGCTCAACAATTGTTAGAAGCCGATATTGTATTTTCTTATGAAAAATTAAAAGTGCCATATCAAATTGACGCTAAATACATACCAGATTTCTTGCTTGATAACGGAATTATTGTTGAATGCAAGGGCAGATTTACTAGCGAAGACAGACGCAAAATGAGGTTGGTAAAACAACAAAACCCAGACCTAGACATAAGGTTCGTCTTCAGCAGAAGCAGCTCTAAAATCAATAAAGGAAGTAAAACAAGTTATGCAAATTGGTGTGACAAATACGGTTTTATGTATGCAGATAAATTAATCCCAGGAGAGTGGTTAAATGACGAAAAGAGCACGACTCATTGAACATATGAAAAAAGGCAAAAAAATTACACGCATAGTTGCTATGCATGAGTTTGATTTGCAAAACCTCACAGCTACTATTAGTGCGCTTACCAGCAAAGGTCTTAATATTAAGAAAAACCAAAAGGTAGACACAAGAGGTACAAAGTATACCGAGTACTATCTAGGCAAGCCGCACTACAAGCAAGCTAACTAATTTAATAAGGGCGCCTTCGGGCGCTCTTTTCATTAGGAGACAAAATGATTTCAGCAGACATCACGTGGGCACATCTTATAGATGTTGTTTACAAGCGAAACAGATTTGAAGTAGAGCCAAGAAACCAAAAAGTAAAAGAAGTCATAGCATATAATTATCATGTCGACATGTCGAACCCAGTTGTTGGGCATATAGCTAGAAACCTTAATTACAGCTTTATGTTTGCAGAGGCAGCTTGGATTTTACAAGGAAGAAATGATTTAAAATATATTGAAAATTACATGTCGTCATACGCTAATTTTAGTGATGACTATGCCACACTTAATGGAGCTTACGGTCCCAAAATAATGGATCAAATCAGTTGGGCAGCTACAGAGCTAGCCTACGATAATGACAGTAGAAGAGCATACATTAATATATGGCGTGAACGCCCTTATCCTTCCAAAGATATACCATGCACAACTGGCATGCAGTTTCTTATAAGAGACGGTAAATTATTTTTATTAGTAAACATGAGAAGCCAAGATGTTGTGTGGGGAACACCTTACGACATGTTTACTTTCTCAGCTATTGCAAAATACATGCAATTGTTCTTGTGGAAACACAGAAAAGTAGGAGTTGATTTAGGTGCTCTGCACGTAAGAGCAAACTCATTACATATTTATGAAAAGCACTTCGATCAAGTTGATTACTGGCTAGAAAATAGAGCAGTAGATGGCTTGGTAAATTCTTCATATGTGACAATGGTGTGTGACACAGACGATCCTGATGTTTACGTTAAAAAGCTTGAGGTTCTTGCTGATCATTACAAGAAAAATGAGGCAGCAGCATGAAGCACGTTCCAGGATATTTAGGAAGTAAGAGAGAAGCGTATATTCCTGCAATGAATATAATTGGTGTGTTCGCTTTAGCATTAGGAAAAATCATATGGATTGCAGCGCATTTAACTGCCTGCTTTTTTATTATAGTTCACAACGGAGTGAACTTGGGTTGGTTTTAAATGATTATTATAGATGGTGCAGATTGCACAGGCAAAACAACACTTGCCAAAAAGTTTTGTGAAGCAATGAAAGGACAATATTTTCATTGTAGTTATGCAAAAGATTGGAACATGGAAACCTACCATAGACTGATGCTACACACAGCAGGTAAGTTAGAGCAAAGTGCTAATATTCCATGTGTTATAGACAGATGGGCTTTAAGTGAAGCAGCTTATGGCAAAGTGTTTCGAAATGGTCCTTCATACGACATTAAAGCATTAATTAAAGAAGCTACAAAAGCTTATAATCCACTTTTTATTTTAGCCACTACCAAAGCAGCAATTAAACAGCACGAAATTTCTAAACAAACAAGAAATGAGATGTTTGATGATGTTGAGCCAGTACTAAACAAGTTTGATGAACTCGTGCTGGAAGATGGCTATGGAAATTACATCCCATATGACTACGAAAAAACAGATGTGGATGAATTTGTAAAAACGGTTGTGGAAAAATGAAAGCACTTTTTGTAAGAGACAAAGCACGCAAAGACTGGCGCTTAGAGCGCGAGCTTATAAGGCGCAATTTGTTTAAGCGTGGCTATCACTCAGCCACATATGGCACAGATACAAATTACCACATATTCGAATTAAAGGAGCACAAATGTCAAGTATTGTAGGCGACATTTATACTTTACAAGCAAAATACGGATTTAATCACGAACCTTTAGACATACAAAAATTACGATTTAGAGGTGAGCAAATAGAAGAGGAATTATCTGAATTTGGGGAAGCAGTTAATCAAGGCGATGCCGAAGGCATAGTAGACGCACTGATTGATTTAACTGTGTTTGCACTTGGAACATTAGCAATAGCTGGTGTCGATATTCAAGAAGCATGGGATGAAGTTCACTTTGCAAATATGGCCAAAGAGAGAGGCGTTAAGCCTGGTCGTGAACAAAGTGAAGGATGGGATTTAATTAAACCAAAAGATTGGAGAGCACCAGATCATGCAAACAACACAGGCTTCCTCAACGACATTTATGGCTCACCTACCATGCGAGAAGTGTGGGAGCAGTGACGCTAATTCTTTGTATGATGATGGACATACTTATTGCTTTTCGTGCGAAACCTACGGAGAAGCAAATGAAGAGGAATTATCTAGCGAAGGAAGTCCGTTCACCGAAGTACAGGCAAAGAGTAATACGGAAGCGGACATTATATACGCGCAAGCAGAAATACAAGCACTCAGATCAAGAGGGATTACAGCAGACACGGCAAGACACTTTGGATATAAAGTAAATGAAACGTGTCAGTTAGCACCTTATTACAGAAATGGTGAGCTGCTTGCTCTTAAATCAAGAGATAAAAATAAACAATTTAGAATTATAGGAGATGGCTCTAGCTTGCCATTTTTCGGCCAATGGCTGCAAAATAAAGGCAAAAGAGTATTTGTAGTTGAAGGTGAAATAGATGCACTTTCATTATCTCAAGCGCTTGGTAACAAGTGGCCAGTAGTATCAGTGCCACAAGGTGCACAAAGTGCTCCTAAGGTTGTTAAAAGAGAACTAGAGTGGCTTCAAAATTTTGATGAAGTTGTGTTTTGTTTTGACACTGATAAACCAGGTCAAGATGCAGCAGTGAGCTGTGCAGAATTGCTTGAGCCTGGGAAAGCTCATATAGCACAACTGCCTTTAAAAGACGCAAATGAAATGCTGATAAAAGGCAGAACTAAAGAATTAGTTACCGCTGTCTGGCAAGCAAAACAGTATCGTCCTGACGGTATTATTGCAGCCAAAGATTTATGGGAAGTGGTGAGCAAGCAGGAGACAGCGTCTGCCATACTTTACCCTTTTGCAGGACTCAATACAAAAACAAGAGGTATGCGCAAGGGTGAATTAGTCACAGTAACAGCAGGTTCCGGAATAGGTAAATCAGCTTTTGTACGTGAGTGCGCTCACCACTTAATAAAGTCAGGTGAAACTGTTGGTTATATTGCCCTTGAAGAAAATGTTAAACGAAGTGCGCTCGGTCTTATTGGCATTGAGCTTAACAAAGCAATTCATATTGATGCTAAAGATATTAAAACTGCTGAGCTACGTACTGCGTTCAACAGTTTATTTGGCAATAATAGCGTATATTTGTACGATAGTTTTGGCAGCGTTGCTGTCGACAATATCATTAACAGAATACGCTACTTGGCCCGGGGACTCGAGTGTTCTTGGATTATACTTGACCATATTAGCATTCTTATCAGTGGCTTGGACATTGCGGATGAGCGTAAAGCGCTGGATGTCTGCATGACAAGATTAAGAACACTAGTGGAAGAAACAGGTATTGGTCTTCTATTAGTATCACACTTGCGCAGACCAGAAGGCAATAAAGGCTTTGAAGACGGTCTGCAAGTATCACTAAATTCACTTCGCGGCAGCCATAGCATTGGTCAGTTAAGTGACATGGTAATTGGCTTAGAGCGAGATCAGCAAAGTGAAGATAAAAACAAAACCACTGTCAGAGTAGTCAAAAACAGGTTCACAGGTGAGACAGGTGCTTGCAGCACACTCAAATGGAACAATGACACTGGCAGATTATCGGAAGAAGTCTTTGATGAAATTCCGTTTTAAGGAGAAAATATGTTTGAAGCATTTTTACTTGTTTGCTTTTCAGTCGGCGGTTGCATGATGGCTGAAGATACAGAAGGTCCATATACATCACAAAAAGCATGCTATCAGCGTGCAGCAGCGATACACATGGATATAGCAGATCATTACGCTGGTCAGGGTATACAAGTAGTATGGACATTACCCAATTGTAAACTAGCACAATCAATATGAAGATATTCGATATTGAAACAAATGGCTTGTTAGACGAAATGACAAAAATCCATTGTTTAGCTTATTTCGACACAGACAAAAATATAATGAAACAATATGGACCTGACGAAATAGGTGCAGGAATTTCAGCGTTATCCACTGACACTATATGTGGTCATAATATAATAGGGTTTGATATTCCTGCTATTCAGAAGATTTATCCGTTTTTCAAGCCGAAGAAAGTAATTGATACCTTAGTTTTATCAAGGTTGATATTCCCGAATATTAAAGAAAAAGACTACGTTGATAGACACGAAGGCATGAACATGAAGCTGTTTGGCAGCCATAGTTTAAAAGCATGGGGTCATAGGCTTGGTGAACACAAAGGCGAGTACGAACTTGGCTTTGAAGAATACAGCAAAGAAATGATGGACTACATGGTTCAAGATGTGCGTGTAACAACAAAGCTGCACTCACACTGTATGTCAAGACAGCCGTCAGAAGAATCAATCAAATTAGAGCACGAGATAGCACAAGTGTGTGCTGACATGGAACAAACAGGCTTTGTCTTTAAAAAAGATGAAGCTGCAGCGCTTTATGCAGAATTGGCAGAAAAAAGAGATGGTATTAAAAGCCGGATGGAACAAGTCTTTGAGCCAACCATTGTTGAACTTAAGACGAAGACAAAGCACATACCCTTTAACCCAGGGTCAAGACAACAAATTGCAGACAGGTTACAAAATAAATATGGCTGGAAACCAAATGATTTTACCCCTTCTGGCCAACCAAAAATAGACGAGACAATACTAAGCTTACTTGACTACCCAGAGGCTAAACTTCTTGCTGAGTACTTCATGTTAGAAAAGCGAATAGCAATGATAGCAGAAGGAAATCAAGGTTATCTCAAATTAGTAGATAAAAATAGCTTAGTGCGAGGAAGGTATATTCCTAATGGAGCAGTATCAGGACGATCAACCCACTTTGCACCAAACATTGCACAAGTGCCCAGCATGCGGTTGCCTTACGGCGCTGAAATACGTTCACTCTTTACCGTGCCCACTAATTGGAAGCTCGTCGGTTGTGACTTGTCAGGTCTCGAGCTCAGATGCCTTGCACATTTTATGCACACTTGGGACGATGGAGCATACTCTGCCGAGGTGCTAAATGGTGACATACACACAACTAACCAAAAAGCTGCAGGGCTAAATAACCGCGACCACGCTAAAAGATTTATTTATAGCTTAATTTATGGTGCTGGTGACACAAAGCTTGGTGAAGTTATTGGTAAAGGTCAAAAAGCTGGCAAGCAAATAAGAGAAAAATTCTTTGCTGCAATACCAGCTATCAAACAATTAAGACAAGCAGTAGAAACGACTGTCGAAACAAGAAAATACTTGCACGGCTTAGACAAACGAAGGTTATACGCAAGAAGCAGTCACAGTGCTTTAAACTTACTGTTACAAAGCGCTGGTGCTTTAATAGCAAAGCGATGGCTTGTCATTTCAAGAGAAAATTTAAAGCAAGCAGAGTACGAGCATGGTTGGGATAACGACTATGTCTTTTGTGCGTGGGTACATGACGAAGTACAGGTAGCTTGTAGAGAGGAAATAGCCGATAATGTCGGTAATATCATTCGAAGAAGCGCAGAAGAAGCGGGAGCAAGCTTTGGCTTCAAGTGCAGAATTGACGCAGAGTACTGTGTCGGAAGTGATTGGGCAACAACCCACTGAGATGGACGCAGAAGCAATAACTGTTTTAGCTGAGTCACACTTCAAAGGTTTTACTACCAAAAGTAATTTCGCAAGAAAGCATGCAGATGTTGTTGCAATGCTGGCTTCGTGTCAGCTGATTTCAACTCAGGTGCATGGAAGCACTTGGTCTAATTATTGGAAAATAACTGCTGATGGTCTTGCCTTTATGCAAGGTGCATTAGATGAGGTGTTCAATGAAGAATAACACTTTATTAATTGATGGTGACATGGTGGTGTTCTCAATAGCCATAGGCCATGAGCATGAAGTGCAGTGGGATGATGAAGTTCATACTTTGCATAGCAGATTTAGTGATTGCACAGATAGTTTTGTTCAATACATACATGGACTAATGCACGATTTAGATGCTTATGACATGGTGTTTGCATTTTCATCACCTACAAACTTTCGCAAAGAAGTTTTGCCTACTTATAAGTACAACAGGAAAAACAGCAGAAAACCTTTAGCTTATAAAAGGTTCAAAAAGTACATCGAAAATAACTTTGAAACTTATGAGTATGATCAGTTAGAAGCAGACGATGTATTAGGCATTCTTGCAACAAATGAATCATACAAAAACCCAATCATAGTAAGTGACGACAAAGACTTATTATCAATACCTGGTCGAACATACAGATTAAATGAATTGCATACTATCTCGCTAGAAGAAGCAGATAAAAAACACTTAATGCAAACATTAACTGGTGATGTAGCTGACGGCTATAAAGGCTGTCCAGGCATAGGCGAAAAGCGTGCTGCAGCCATTTTACAAGATTGTAGGTGGGATAGTGTAGTCGCAGCATACCAAGGAGCAGGTCTCACAGAAGAAGATGCTTTGCAGCAAGCTCGAGTTGCAAAAATACTACGAGCTGAAGATTGGGACTCAACAAAGAAGGAAGTAATTTTATGGCAAACCAAGTAAGTCATGAAGAATATATGAGGCAAGCCTCAGTCAGCGAGAAACAATTTCAACAAGCATTTTATGACCAAGAAGACAAATTTAATCCTATTACTCAGCCAGAACACTACACTACAGAAGGTATTGAGCCAGCTGAATTTTTAGAGTCATTAGGTATAGCTGAAGACTTCTATGCAGGCTGTATTATTAAATATGTGTCAAGATACAAAAAGAAATCAGGTGTAGAGGACGTGGAAAAAGCTAAGCAATATTGCAAAATGCTTATTGACTTATTGCAATCCAAAAGTTCAGACGCAAATTTCTAACCCCCTTGGAGTAAATCTCCAGTTTGTCCAAGTCCCTCAGTCGCAAGGCTGGGGGATTTTTTTTAAAGACGCCGCACTTTAGAGATCGTATTAGATCTTAAGATCTCTAAAGGTAATAGAAGAAGAATAACCTAATATAACCCTAAGAGACCTATATGAACCTATATGAAGAATTTATACATAAATCTCGTTATGCGAGATACAAAGACAATATAAATAGACGAGAGCACTGGGAAGAAACAGTGCAACGATTTGTCGATTTTATTGCTGAACAACGACCTAACATTGGTGAAGAAAACCTCAATATAATAAGAGAAGCTATCATCAAAAAAGAAGTCATGCCATCAATGCGTGCTTTAATGACTGCTGGTGTTGCCCTAGCAAGAGACAACACATGTGGCTATAACTGCAGCTATATAGTTGCAGATGATCCTAAGTCATTTGACGAAGCTATGTTCATACTGATGTGTGGTACAGGTGTCGGCTTCAGTGTAGAAAGACAATATATAAACAAGCTTCCTGAGATACCTGAGAAGCTATACAAATCTAATACAACAATAGTAGTCAGCGACAGTAAAGAAGGCTGGTCTAAAGCCTTTAGAATGCTAATAGCACTGTTATATGCAGGCGAAATCCCTGAGTGGGACATGAGCAAAGTAAGACCTGCAGGCGCAAGACTACGTAAATTTGGTGGTCGTGCTTCTGGTCCAGCACCATTAGACGACTTATTCAGATTTACAATAAATACTTTTAAAGCAGCCGAAGGGCGCAAGCTATCATCTATAGAGTGTCATGACCTCATGTGCAAAATAGGTGAGATTGTTGTTGTCGGTGGAGTAAGACGGTCTGCAATGATCAGCCTGTCAAACTTAACTGATGACAGGATGAGACACGCAAAGTCAGGTGAGTGGTGGAGAGAAAACCCACAACGAGCTTTGGCTAACAATAGTGTCTGCTACACAGAAAAGCCTGACGTAGGCGCTTTTATGAGAGAATGGTCAGCACTATACGAAAGTCATAGTGGTGAAAGAGGAATTTTTAATCGGCAAGCATCACAAAAGATGGCAGCAAAATACGGAAAGAGAAATAATGAGTTTCAGTTTGGCACTAATCCATGCAGTGAGATCATCTTACGTCCGTACCAGTTCTGCAACCTTACCGAGGTCATCGTCCGTGAAAAAGATACTAAAGATACCCTTATGGAAAAAGTTGCGGTCGCTAGTATCATCGGCACTATACAATCGACCTTTACACACTTTCCATACTTACGACGTATCTGGCAAACTAATACAGAACAAGAACGATTACTGGGTGTCTCGCTTACAGGCATATTGGACAATGTATTAATGAGAGACACTGAGACACTTCCAGAATTATTAAGTGATCTCAGGGTTCGTGCAGTAGAAGCAAACCAGTATATGGCTGCAAAGCTAGATATAGAACCAAGTGCTGCAATAACATGTGTAAAGCCTAGCGGAACAGTATCACAACTAGTTAACTCAGCTAGTGGTATTCACGCTAGACATAGTAAATATTATATTCGCACTGTTCGTGGAGACAACAAAGACCCACTAACTCAGTTTATGATAGACAAAGGTGTGCCTAACGAACCTTGCGTTATGAAAGGTGACACTACAACAGTATTTTCATTTCCAGTTAAATCACCAGATAATTGTGTGACAAGAGATGATATGACAGCCATAGACCATCTTAAGCTTTGGCAGATATATCAAGAGTACTGGTGTGAGCACAAGCCAAGTATTACTGTGTCTGTAAAAGAAACTGAGTGGCCTCAAGTTGGTGCTTATGTATGGAACAATTTTGATGACATCTCAGGCATATCCTTCTTGCCCTATGATGGCGGTTCGTATCGCCAAGCACCGTATAATGAGTGCAGCAAAGAAGAATATGAAGAATTTCTAACTAAAATGCCAACAGAAATTGATTGGGATCAGATGATAGAAGAAGATGATGAAACAACTGCCTCTCAGGAGCTGTCCTGTAGTGCAGGCGCCTGTGAGATTGCATAGGATCATCACTGACAGACTTTATATGCTCTAGGTACCTAGGACATCCAAATGTTATTTGGGTATGCTCCTTGGTCTCCCTAGAGCATCGTTTTTCAAAAATAAATGGATTTGCTTTCAAAAAGTGCGTTTCAAGGTAAAAAGATGGCTAAAAAGAAGAAAAAAGGCTTGTGGGACAATATCCACGCCAAAAGAAAAAGAATTAAAGCCGGCAGCGGCGAGAAAATGAGAAAACCAGGTTCTAAAGGCGCACCGTCGAAAAAGGACTTACGAGATTCGCAGACAAAGAAAAAATAAATGGATTGATGCCAGAAATATGGGAAATGTGGTTAGTATTAGCCATTACAATTAATACGCTGATAAACGTAATCGTTTTTTTTAAACATCGTTTTAATACGAAAAAAAAGCCATAGCTTTCGCTATGACTTTTGCGTATCCCAAAATTCTTGCCATTTGGTTTTAAGATACAAGATATCGCCAGCATGATCGTATTTATCGAACATTACTGCGTTGTCGTATTCTTCTGCGCCTTCAATCGGTTCTTTGATTGTTACCCATAATTCATCATCGTTGTGTGAAGATATTATATGCGTAACAGTCATACCTTTTAAATTTACAGAAAAATGCGGATATCGGTCAGCCCATAAATCAATTTCAATAATCATGATATTTTATACCGATATTTAAAAGCGTTATTATATTGCTCATAATCGTGACGAATTTCTTTAAAAAGTTTAAGAAACTTGTTTTTATCGAAGTTTGGATTATCTTCTTCGAGCAATTCCAACAAATTTTCAACGCGATAAGTACTCACGTTGCTTTGCCCGCACCACTGTGCGAGCATAGTATAATGTTTACGTGTCATTTTTGAAATTCTCCAACGCTGTTCTACATTTTTCATAAGTTAACAATTTGTACGCTAACCTATGATGGTGCTCCCATTCCCATCGCCATCCGCCATCATTATCAATGTCGTCTAAGGCATGATCGAGCAATATTACAATCTCGTTGAGTTCTTCATAGGTAAGATCAATTTTCATAGTTTCACTCGTTCCTTGCTGGTTTAAAAATAAGTAATAAAACGAGGCAAATGACAATCAGCGCTAAGCCGATTATCATGCCTATAAATTTTATGAATTTAACTACCAATCAACGACACTCGTTAATGAGTCATCTATTTCAATTGTTACGTCACCACTATCCGTAATATCTTCGATAGCTGGATCGGCACCATTTACAATATCCTCGAGACTCATTTGTTCGACTATGTAATTGGCGTCTTCCTCGCTATGTGCTTTAACTTGCACTTCATAGCGACCATTCACTGTCACATACACAACGTAACTTCGTTCGAATGGTATATTCTCAACAGCTTCGATAGCTTCAGCAAAATTACCTGAAACGTTGTCACGCATAACATGTAATAAATCGATTATAGCTTGGTGTTGGTAGTGAGCATCTTGATTGCTAAACACATCAGCGATAGTCGTGCCTGACTCTTCACTTGTTGCAAGTTTTACGAGTTGGTCTATAAATTTCGACATGGAAATCTCCTTTTTGTTGTCCATAAGGCACATAAATTTGCGTCTGAATTAAACGATAAAAAAAGAGGGACCAAAGTCCCTCTCGTTTTAAGCAGCAAGCTTAAGTTTATCTTTCGCTTCCCACTTGATCTTCATTATGTCGTATTCTAAGTCGGAGATTTTACGCTGGTTTGCTCTTGTTAAACCTGTTTCTAATTCTGTTCGAAAGTAGTGCATAGCATCGTTATCTTCATGCACGTATACATCGAAATATTCTGCATATTCGTGTGGTAAAGACGAATCATACGCTCTTGCTGCACCAGGATAATTATAATCTTTTCGTGCATGAACAGCGCGAGGTCCACGAGCCATTATAGTGACTCGTAGTAATGATCCGGTAAGACATTTCCCTCTCATTCTACTACCTTTACGATATCTTTCATTAAACTCTGAAATCATTTCTTTAAGCGAAATTAAATCATCATCGGTTTTTGTTGTTACACTAAAACGATAATCAAATGATGAACGATTATTCATATTTTTAATAAATGACATGAACGTGCTCCTATAGGTTGTCCATTAAGCAATTAAAAATGCGTCTGAATTAAACGGACGAAAAAAAAAGAGAGCTATTCGCTCTCTTCTTCTTCGTTATATGTATCAACTACAAAATCTTTAGCTTCGTACAAATAATCAAAAGTTGCTATGGTTTCTATGTCGTGTTCAAAACCATCTTCGCTTGTGTACTTACCTGTCCATATAGCTTTTGATACATGATAATCGCCTCTGCCACACGCACTACATTCACTAACAACGTAAATTATATAATCGTCGTCAGGTTGAAAAACATAATGCGTGTCAATTTTGCTACCACTCCCATCGTTGAAATAATGTTTGGTATCAACTCTTTCGAAATCCTGAAATTCTTCGTTAATCACCATTTTCGTTTACTCCGTTTTGAAAGGAATGAGCTCCTTCATACCTTTCGTGAGAAAGTATGTCATAAGGACAATTGTTGAATATAGTTCTGCCAAGATCACGAACCACGCCCATATGTTCGTCTGCCCATTCGTCATAATAGTCTTCAACGACTTCCATTTTTTCGTCAAAATATTCTGCATTATCGATTGCAAGAATTTTGTCAGCGAGTGGATGAAGCACTTGACCTTCGAAATCTTGTTGAAATGCATCGATAACGTCACGAAGTCCTTTATTATATTGAGTTTGGATTTTCGGAATATCAATTCTAATCATATCAACCTCCGATTATGTGTGCCATCGCAACAGCGAATACACACAAATAAACAAAAGCGAATGCCGATAGTGCCTCAAGTACGATGTCGTACGTAGAAGAATTTTTGAAATATTCTTTAATAAATCGCATAATAAATCTCCAAAATTTGTTGTCCGATTGTCGAACATATATTTGTTCATTAAGACTCAAAATTTGCGTCTTAAAATAGCGATGTCTTAAAT